GCACCCAGAGGACTGCCGCCGGATGAAATGCTCCTGGCGGCATTGAAGCCGCCCATCGCAGCCTGCCCTGCTAATCCAGCGCCGGCCAGTCCCGCGAAGCCGCCTACTACCATCGGACCCAGGATGCCGAGCCAGTCTATGCCTTCCTTCTGGACGATATTTCCGGTCGGTGTCCCGTAGCCGTAATTCGGGTCGAGATAGAAAGCACTTCCGTTCTTCAAGTACTTGTAATGCTGTGCCGCATCCTGCAAGGAATTGCCAGGGCCGAAGCTATATCCGGCTCGCTGTGGCTTCGGAGCCTTGCTTTTGTCCCACGAGATGTCCGTTTCCCAATAACCCGGAGTCTCTCTCGACCCACCCGTTTCGCTATTCTCTGACGTAGACTTTCCAGGAACCCAAGTCGCTCCAGTGATCTTGGCGTTAGGGTCCCATTTCTGTGCCGCAGCCAAAGCGGCGGTTGCATCGGCTCCTTGGCTAACCTTCCCTGACCATGGCAACTGCCACGCCGGCATATTTTGGTTGCCGGCCTTTCCGCCCCACTGATAGTTCTGCGCTCCCTTCGTTGCGTCGGAGATGAATTGATTGGGATCTGGAGCGGGCGTCCAGTTGATGCCACGTTGTCTGTCGTCTTCGGCCATCAGAGCCCCTGCTCGTAGGTCATCTCGAAAGCCTCGAGGCGTAGCGGATTCGCATCCGTCTGCACATAGCGTATGGCCCGGTTTCGGCTCGATCCATTGCGATACAAGATCGGGCGCGGTGTGCTCAGGTCAACGGTGCGGGCTACGCTATAGGTGTTGTAGTCGTTGTCGGCAAAGTAGATGTCGGGAGTTCCAGCGTTTTTGTCGGAGATGACCTCGAACTGGCCCCAGAACTTGGTGCGGTTGTTGCCAGCATCGAACTTGTCGGTCTGGATCGTGACCGCGAACGAAACGCCGGCATCGGTCAGGTAGTTGGTGCTGACGTTGTAGATGTTGCCGTCCGTCGCCCCGAGCATATAGTAGCCCTTGGGCGCGTAGCTGATGCAGTAGCCGGCAAACTTGAAGCCAGAAAGAAAGTATGGCGTGTCCCAGAGATACCAGTTCTTGGTCGAGAAGTCGTAGACGTGCGTTTGCAGCGTTCCGTTGCTGTCAGTGATGTTGAGCAGGTAGAAGAGGTGCCCGTCGACCCCCATCGCCATGCCGTTGATGTTGGTCTGGTTGGCCTCGCTCAGGATCTTGTCGATGAACGGCGTCGAGATCGGCGTCGGCTGCAGACCGTTGAAGACCATCACCTGCCGCTCGAGCTGCTGCGTCTGCGATACCCAGACAATGGTGTTGCCGACCTCGGCCACCGTCGCTGCTGCAGCGCAACCAATCTTCATGTTCGAGTTGAGATAGGGCAACAACGGACTCCCCGGATTCACCCCGGCGTCGCGGAAGAACTGGATGGTGTACGTCCCAAACGCCACCAGATAGTTCTGGTACTTGGCGATCGCCACCCCAGGATCGTCGGCGTAGTCGGCTCCGAGCGCGTTCAGGGACGGCCACTGATACGGGTCGTCCAGCACGCAGTTACGGATCAACCCCGTCGGGTCCATGACGTAGGCCGAGGCACCGAGCACCACTAGCCCCGGCACCGTCGTCGCCGGATAACCCGCGTCGGTGACCTTGGTCACTCCGCCCTCGTCCCAGACCCAGAGGCCGCACTGGTTCTTGACCAGGAGCTTGGTGCCCTCGACGAAGGAGTTGAACTGGAACGGCTGACCCGCCACCGCAGGCGCCAAGGCATTGGTCGTCGGCGTCACGATGTCAAGCACTGCGTAGTAGACCGTGTTGTAGAAGGCTGTCGGGCCGGTCGACACCCCGCCGCAGAACCACATGGTGTCGTAGCGTTTTGCGCTGACCGAGGACGGCGTGCGGAAGACCACCATCGGGGTGAAGCCCTTAGGGCCGAACGCTCCGGCGCCAGTCACCGTCGTCCAGGTGATGCCATCAGTCGAGGAGAGAACATCGGCCAGAGCCCCCGCTGCGCCGAATCCGCCGACGAGGTACATCTTCTTGTTGTAGACGGCATAGCCGGGGATGTACCTCGCCGAAGGAAAGGGTGCGTTTGCGATCTTCGTCCACGTCTGGCCGTTGGGCGAGGACCAGCAGTCATTGACGGCGGTACCCGGGCTCGCGCCCTCGAGCCCGCCGGCAAGGTAGAAGACGTTGTTGTAGAAGAACACGGCAACGTGCGATCGCGCACTCCACGAGGTGCCGTTGATCTGCAAATTGTTCCATGTGGAACCATTGGATGAATACCAGATGTCGGCCAGCGGAGCGTTGGCTCCGAGCTTGGTCGTGTCGCGGCCACCGAAGATGTAGATGCCGTTGTTGTTCGACAGACAGCCCATGGCGCAGCGTTTCGAGAAGGCAGCGGCGGCTGTCTCCTGCGTCCACGTCGTGCCATCGGGCGAGGACCAGACATCGTTCAGGCGATTGCCGGCAACGTCCTCGCCGCCGATGACGTAGATCTTGTCGTTCAGTACCGCCGAGGCGAAGCCATCGCGCCCGTTCCACGGCGGAGAGGAAGTGCAGATCGTCCAGTTGACGCCATCGACCGAGGACCACACGTCGTTGTAGACCACATCGGCAGCGCTCACCACTGAGTAGCCGGCCATGACGTACATCGAGCCGCCCATGACCACCACCCCGGATACGGTGCGAACCGCCCACGGGGCGTTGCCGATGTTGGCCCAGGTCGCTCCGGTCGCTCCGCTGGCCGGGGCTGCAGCCGAGGCCTTGAGTGAATCGCCAATGACGGCGTAGAAGATGCCACCGTAGTTGACGATCCCCTGTCCGGTGCCGGCGCCCAGCGCCTGGGTCAGGGCATATCCTGGCCGCTTGACCGTGTAGATCTTGTCCTGATAGACCTCGTCCATCACGTTCGAGCGATAGGCGTCCCGGTTCGATACGAACCCGGTGCCGCGCTGATTCGATGGCTGGGAAACGGGAATGCGAATCGTTGGCATTACATCCTCGAGCCCATCTGCCAGTCGGGGGTGAAGTGGACCGGCGCTGTCTCCACGCTCCACTCTTCCATGCGATCGCGGTAGTACTTCGCCTTCTGCTCAAGCCGCTTGATACGCTCCTCCGGCACCTCGTATTCGTCCGAGAGCTCTGCGGCGAGCGTCCAGCGCAGTGCCTGGAATGCTTCCGACGGGAAGTCGAACTCGTCGGTTGCGCTGGTCATGTCATAGAGTTGCCTCTGGAAGTTGCCGTAGATCGTGTGCGTCGAGTCGATCGGATTGACGTAGCAGGTCAGCGTCCCATAGCCGGTCGAGGTCGAGGTGACGCCGGCAATCGTGTCGAACTTGGAGTCGTAGTAAACAGAGTTGGGAATGCCCTGCGAGAGCTTGCTCCCATACTCCAGATATTCCTTGCGACTGATGATTCGCAGCGGCGTGTCGTTCGCCGGGGTGACCGCGTTGTTGCGGATGAACGAGCCATCAAACAGTCGCAATGGACGGTTGGTCGTCACGTCAGCGCCGATCGGCCCGATGGTGTAGACGTACTTGTTGGCCGTGCAGGGAATGGCGATCAGTTGATAGGTCCAGAGCGCGAGTCCATCCGACTGCATATTCTTGATCACAATGTTCAGGACTTCGGTGGCATCCGTATACATCGACGCCGACGGCACAGCACCGTCCTGAATGATCCGCAAGGCTCGCAACGCGGACTTGATCAACCCGTCGCGGGTGATCGTGTACGTTGCGGTGCCGGTCGATCCTGGCATGATTGCTTCTCCTTACGGCGTGATTATGAGGTAGTGCAGGGACACATAGCCATCGCCACCATAGGCTCCGAAAAACGAAGGGATGGTGAATCCGTTAAGTGTTGAACATCCTCCGCCTCCACCGCCACCGACTCCAAATGCTCCAACGGCAGGCGCATTTGAGTTCCCGTTTCCACCATTCCCTCCGTTGCCAAAGGCGCTTGCGCCTCCACCAGCCCCTCCGGTTACTCCGCTTGATCTAAGTCCTTCAGCCCCGCCAACGAATGGCCCCTGACCTCCGCCGATTCCAGCGCCATCGGTCAGACTTCCATTGGTTCCAGAACAGGCTCCACCAGAACCAGCCCAGTATCGGCCATTGTCCTTCACTTTCACATTGAATCCCGGCTGCGAGTCGCGGAAGGTAATCCGGTCTCCGTTGTTCGCCCCACCAGCACCAAACCCTCCAGCACCAAGCCCAGCCCTTGGACCGCCCCCACATCCGCCATGTCCTGCACTGTAGTCGAGGCCACCAAAGCCCCCGTTCAACACCAGCGGCCCAATGATTGTGTTCTCTCCACCCCAGCCGCTACCCGTCGTTCCAAGGTTGCTTTCTGGACCCACATGAACTTTCTTCGACTGACCCAAACTCCAGTATCCTCCAGGCCCGCCACCTCCGACATAGATGGGCACGGGGATTCCCGGCGTTACCTGCAGAATAACCCCTTCAACACTCTCTCCGGCACCACCGCCCCCACCCCCACCTGTCGTAAAGAAGCTCTTGACGCTCGTTCCTCCGCCGCCCCCTCCTGCACACGTCTTGACCCAGACCCAGTAAACACCCGCTGGCGGAGTCCATGATTGCGTTACGCCAGAAGACGGCCAACTCGCAACCCTATCGGGAACTTGGTTTACATAGAAGAATTCAGCGAATCCGACATCGAAGATCATGGCTACGTTGGCGCTGTCCAGAACCCTCCACCGGGAGTGGTAAAGGCAATCGCTCCGCCAATCCAGGCCAGCAGGATATAGCCTCCAGCACCAGCACCACCCGCAGCCCCAGTTCCGCTACCACCGCCCCCACCCGACCCATACCAAGTCGAACTGGCCGAAGCCCCCGGCCCGTTGCTTCCGCCTTGACCGCCAATCCCATAGATGGTTGCAGCGCCCCCTCCACCACCGCCATTCCCACCAGCAGGCAATCCACCTGCTCCACCAGTGAAGTAGCCCCCACTTCCGGCGCCTGCACCGCCAGGATTTGATGTTCCTCCCCCACCTCCGCCCCCTCCACCGCCACCAAAGTAGGCTGCAGACACTGGTATCGCCAAGGCGCCAG